GAACACTCACTCCCACAGGCAGCGTAGCCTGCTAAGTCTACCCAACTATCCCAGTGTGTTGGATTGTGTTGTAAACGAGCTATCTTTAGTAAGGCCATCATACTCGCTACATCCGTCTCTGTTATTTTCTTTTCAAGGAAAGTAGACCAGAACTTAGCAATAGTATTAAAGCTTCTTTCTGGGGTATCATAGGTAGTCGCTCGGTCTTTAACAACACATTCTTTAGCGGTTGTTAAAAGTCTTTCTCTAGGTGTCATTCTGCTTTGCGCTTCTTCATGGTAATCTTTTACCAATTCGGGTGTATGTTTAGTTGTCAAAGTCTAACTCCTCTATATCACCATCAATATAATCTTCATCTTCAATGAAGTCATCTGGTTCAACACCTAATGTGTCTGCGGCAATCTGTTTAGCGTCTGCTAGTGTGTTGGCATTAAGAATTTTCTTAAGCCCTTGTATGCAATCTGCTTTCATTTATATTTTTAATCCCACGATATATCGTCTAAAACGAGAGTGCCTCTGGAGTACTCTGTTACTCTATTTTCAAAAAAGTTTGTCTTGTTACTTCCATAAATCATAATGTCCAGCCATTCTGACAATGGATTATCAGCATTAAATATTGGTGCTATTCCTAATTGACCTAACCGTATATCAGCGATATTCCTAATATATAATTTAGTATCCTCTTTAGTTAATCCTTCTATTTCACCAACACCAAAGGCAAGGTCAATAAAAGCATCCTCAAGAGTTACCATCTTCTTACAGATTTCAATTATCTCTTCTTCTAGTTTATCTTTATCAATTTGTGGATTCTCATCCATCCAAATCTTATATAAGGTAGTCATTAGTTCTACGTGAATATTTTCATCACGAATAGACCATTCAACAATCTTACCCATTCCCTTCATTTTATTGAAGCGAGGGAAGTTCATTAAAATAGCAAAAGAAGAGAAGAGTTGTAATCCCTCGGTAAAGGCTCCATAAACAGCTAATGTCTTAGCTACATTTTCGGGGGTATCACAATTATGAGAGGTTACAAACTCTTCTTTCTCAGCCATTGCTTCGTAGTCTAGGAAGGCTTTGTATTCTGTCTCAGGGAACCCAACTGTTTCCAGTAGGTGTGAGTAAGCCCAAACGTGTACCATCTCTCTTGAAGCAATAGAAGAGAGTACAGCAGACAGTTCAGGTGTTCTCCAGAATAAGGGTAAGAACTTACCAGCATACCCTTGGAGGACGTCTACATCGGCTTGGGTGAAGAATCTGAATAGTTGTGTAAGCATCTCCTTCTCGTCTTTAGTAAGATTGTGTGACCAATCAGCTACATCTGAGTTGAGGGAAACCTCTGTAGGTAGCCAGTGGACTTGTTCATGCTTTACAGCCATTTCCCAAGCTTGAGGGTACTTAAAGGGTTTAAAGTAATTTCTACCAATAACACATGGAGCGTCATTAACAGTTACTTCTTTTTCTTTTAGGATACTTACTATATTATTCATTTTCTCACCATCTACCTTTTCTTAGCCTTCACACATTGTACATGTCTCGCCAGAGACAGGTTGTATGCTATTTGTTTTTTCTTTTTCTACTCTACCAACAGATTCAGAATGGCAATAGTATAAACCTTTTAGTCCACCCTTCCAAGCAGCCATGTGAAAACTGTTAAGTAAACTCATTTTGATATCTGCTCTTGTAAAGATGTTAACACTTTGTCCTTGGTCAATAAAGGGTTGTCTATCCACAGCATGTTTAATAACCCAAGATTGGTCTATCTCCCTTGCTGTTTTAAAGACTCCCTTATCCTTGAGGGAAAGAAAATCAAGGTGTTGAACTGAACCTTTATTAAGAATAATACTCTGCCAAACTCCTTTATTGTCTGCTCCATAAGATGATAAACATTTTTTCAAATACTTATTTTTATTAATTAAAGTTCCAGATAAAGTAGCTTGAGTATAAATATTAGACTCATACGGTTCAGTAGAAGGACTAGTGTTACCACAAATAATAGAAGATGTTGCATTTGGGGCAATAGCTCTAGTGTGAGCAAACCTTTCACCAGTACCCTCTAGGTCTGGTGGCGAGCCTCTTTCAGTCCCTAACTTCTTATTAGCCTTGTCACAGGCATCTTTTATATGTTTAAAGATACTGTGGTTTAATTGTTCTGCTTGATTGGACTCAAAAGGTACACCTTTACTTTGTAGGTAAGAGTGGAAACCCATTGTCCCTAGGCCAACCGAGCGCTCTCTAGTGGCAGAGAGTACTGCTCGATACATTTCTTTAGGTGCGTTTTCAATAAACACAGTTAAAGCGTTATCGAGCATTCGGAGTAAATCTTCTATGAAGAGTTCTTTATCTTCAATCTCATCCCACTTCTCTAAGTTAATAGAGGAGAGGCAACACACAGCAGTTCTTTCAGGGCTTGTGGGAAGATAAATCTCATTACAAAGATTTGAGCCGTTAATCCTTAATCCTAGTTCTTTTAATTTAGGGTGTAAGGCTCTATTACTTGTATCTGAAAAATGGATAAAAGGTTCCCCAGATTCAGAACGACGTTTTAAAATGGACTGCCAAAGAGAACGGGCTTTAACAACATTCTTGACCTCTTTAGTATGCGGGTCAATGAGTTGCCAGTCTCCATCTTCTTTTAGAAGTTCCATAAAAGCATCAGTAATATTCACTCCGTGATGGAACCCATCGTTTAGACAACGTCTACGTGGGTCTCCATTCAAATGGTCTCGTACTTCAATAAATTCCTCAATTTCTGGATGCGAAATATCTAAGTAGATAGCTGCACTTCCACGACGAGTGCTCCCCTGTTGAAAAGCATTAACCTGAGCATTAACAACTGTAATGAATGGTATAATACCAGGAGTTTCACCCCCACGAGAAATGTTAGTACCCTCTGAGCGTACTAAAGACCAGTCTGTTCCTATGCCTCCGCCGAAGACAGACAAATAAGCGTTTTCACTGTGGTTACTAACAATACCAGAGATACTGTCAAAAACCTGATTAAGAAAGCAGGATATTGGTAGACCCGCTTTCGTACCTCCATTAGACAATAGAGGCGATGCAAACATAAACCATAACTTAGAGCTATAGTCGTATAATCTTTTAGCCATTTCTTGATTGTCAGCAAAAGCACAGGCGGCTCTTGCTAGTGATTGTTGGCAGTTAAGTTCACCGTCTTTTTGATAACGGTCTTTTATTGTTTTTATACCAGCTTCGCCGATAAGGGTTTCTCTATCTAAACTCAAAGTAATAGAGTACCCTTTTATGGGACATGTAAATTCCATAAATACTAATCTCCTAATGTGTAAGAATTCTTAATTAGAACCGAGGCAATCTCGACTCTCAATCAAAGTGAGCAAGAATTATAACACAGAGGGCTATTTAGGGTCAACTGGGATTTTGAATTTCAGGTTACTTTTAATTGTCCAGATTTTTCTGGTTGAGTCTGAATGAAGGGGTTCTGTCCAAACATGAACAGTCTTCATACCTCTTGAATGGTAATAATTTTGAAGTCTTTCAGCTAGAATCTTAGCCCAATACCTATCACAAGTATAGTCTGGTGTTGTTCTATTAACTGTTATCATTGATTCGTTCATCTTTAAATATTTCCTTTATAATTATAAAAATCTTATAGACACTTTTATAGTCTAGGTTAGCTCTCTCACAGCAGAAGGCAAAAGATTCATTGTCTAAATCTAACCACTCTTCTACATCCTTTCTAATACTCTCGAAAGGAGAGAACATATCCATTAAGGCTCTATCTAAAACGGAACGATGAAGGAGGATTTCTGGTTGGATTTGTGGTGTACTATTCTCTAACTTACGAAATAGACCAGCTTTCGCTAGCCTAGTAAAAGAGAGGTTTTTCTTTAAATCATCTAATAAACTATGTGGTATTAAATCCACCAGAATCTCCATTTTCCTCTAAAAGTTCTTCAGCTTTTTGAATAACTGATGTTCTTACGAAAGAACCTATGTCTACGTTTTTAGATGTACATACTTTATTTAAAAGATTGATTTCTTCTAATGAGAAGGATACTTCTACGTCTGCGACAAATTGAACCATAAGAACAATTATACTTGCGTTACTGGGAAAAGTCAATAACTGATTGTTGTTACTATATTAATTCTTTAATCCACTCTTTGGGAATGAATCCTATAGAACACTTAAAACCATTCTTAATAGCCCAATCACTATAACGAGACTTCTTAGTTTTGGTTAAGAAGTTGTCTTGCTGGAATACTATACGAATATCCATTTCTGGATGTTGGTCTTTTACAGCTTTTAGTTTTCGTCTATCAGAAGGTTTTAAATATCCTTTAGTTTCGATTAACATATCTGACCCATCCTTTTTAGTTAGGGCAAAGTCAGGTATGTAATCTGATTTTAGTACATAAGGTATGGTAAAGGGTTCGTACTTAAACCTTATACTGTGGTCTCTTAAAGACCGAGAGAAAGTTTTTTCGAAACCGCTACGCATACTATAAGTTATTAGGCCGCAATAGCTTTAACAACTTCTTTGTATGTATCTGCGAGGTCGTAAGTAAGACCGCCAGCTACTACGATAATAGAACGTTGACCTTCCAAGCGATTAGAAGGGCGAACTGACAGAACGAATTCTGGGTTAACTGTTACAGATTGTGTTTTAACAGCGCCTGTAGCTTTTTCTTTGTATACTCGTGTAAATTTAATCATATTTATATCTCCTTTATATGACGATTGTAGTTGTGTTAAAAAATCCTCATGTCCATTACGGAAGAGGTTCAATACTCTTTTTAACATACTTTTCTCCTAGGTTATCCCTTTATAAATTATTGTAGTCCTTGACCGTCCTACTAAAGGGGTTTGTTGGTTTTTGTTTCTCTTTAACAGACCGTTGAAGTTTATGATACCTAACGGTTGTTTTAGCGAGACCCAAGGTTTTAGCTATCTTTTCTTCCGACCAGCCTATATCAAGGAGGTCGTAGATAGATTTAAGCTTTGCATCTGTGGTTTTAGTTCGTTTAGCCATGAAATAAGTATACACAAACTAAATAAACTAGTCAAGAAATATTACACAGATACTTCTGATACTGATGGTGTTTTTGCTACAGTAGTAAGGTAATCTACGTACGTTGAGTACTGAAAAGCTCTTAAACCTGTACCATTATTTGCATCAGACCAGCAACTCTTTTTAAAAGGACACATTGCACAGTTCTTGTTCAATCCCCTATTACCTGACGCACCATATGGTTCATCTGGATAACATTTATCTGGGGGTGTATCCTTTGATAAAAACTCCCTGACAGTCTTGATTCTTTTAGGGATATCAATCATGTCGATAGGGTCTATGAGTAAAAGAGCAATCTCACCAGACTCCTTGTTAATTGCAAGGAATCCTCCGTCTTTATCGTTGTCTGCCTGTACGTAACCACTAATTTGTGCTATGTACCCAAAAGGGTCATTCGTTACAAGTGAGCCGTTACTAAATTTCTGAAACGAAAATCTAGAGGCAGACTTAACATCTATTGGCACTCCATCAATCTTACAATCTCTGTGACCTAATACTCCATCAATACTAATTTCTTCTTGTTCATTCGTTACTGAATGTCCTGCTTCTTTTACAAGAAGAAGAAGTAATTCCTCAACAAGATGTCCGTAGACAAACTTGATAAGGTCAGAGGGTTTAAATTCAGATATTCTTGTTTCTTTAGAGCTTCCAGCTTTAATTGTATAATAAAGCTTTCTATCTGGTGTTCCTAAGTTGGACATTCTGATATGAACATCCCTAACTTTACCAGTAGATTCTAAAGAGTGTTTGACGAGGTCTCTACACTTACTAGCAAAGATATCTAGATTCTCTTCTGTGGGAGAGTGTCCCTTTTCAAATAGAGAGTAGATATCTTGTACTAGTGTGCCTAGTCTTTTAGTTGTCAAAGAGTTTGTCTAATTCCGAGGCAGGCGGCTGATTAGATTTCTTAGGTGCGTCTGCAACCTTCTTTGTTGGTGGGTCAAAAGGAACGTCTGGGTCTACAGACTCAGGTAGTGAGTCGAAGTCCTGTACTTTAAAGCCTTCTGTTTTACCCATATCGGTATCTCCAGGCGGGGTGTATCTTACAAGACTGATGATTTGTACTTTAGTCATGTAATTTCCAGCTCCGTATTTAGGAGAGATTTTATGCCAATAAGTCATAAATTTAACCCTGATTCGAGAACCATTGCCAATAATCATATTATCGGGTACTTCCTGTTGGGCAGAATCAACTACCGAAGGACGTACATCTTCTGGTTTCTTTTCAGGCTTAATCTTTGTTTTAAGAGTAACGTGTGGATGTGGGATTTTTTCATTAGCTGGTTTAACAACTAAGCCATAAGATTCAGCCTTTTCGACTTCTTCTTGTGAATCCAAACCCAATGTTACTTTAAAACATGGTGCTTCGCCAAATTCTTTTTGAGCATATAGGTTAGGTTGATGAATGCAAGAATAATACGCAACACCCTCCAATACCCTATTCTGTCTATCTTTCTCTGGCATGCTATTAAATAAAAGTTCGTTCATATACTTTTCTCCTTAAGTTTTAGATAAGTATTGTACCACATATTTTATTTAATTTAAAGAATTTTTATCGGTTTGTTGGGTTACGTACAACACGAACAGTATCAGTACCCCATGTGAAGGCGTTGCCTGTTTGAGTCCAAAGAGCACCTCCAAACCCGGGGTGGGCCACGTCTATGTTTGCATTATTTGTTGCTTGGGTAACAGTTCCCTCTCCTACTCCGAAATCCGCTGCGGTAATGGGGGTAATGTTCACATCATTTACCATATAAGCCTGTCTAAGTTGGGCTATAATCTCCTCTGGGGTGCTTCTAGGCTTAACCAGCGAGTCTTTATTTAACCCTTTAACATAGGTATCTGTCTCTTTAAGACCCCTATCTCGACTAAGCTGAAATCTCGACTGTAGTATCGCAAGAAATTCTTTATTAGGGGGGATAAAGGTTTTGGTATTAGAACCATTCTTGTCTAAACGCAACAGTTCATCTGGGGATACTGTTTCTTTTTTAAATTTATTCTTCTCAATAATAAAGGCTAGAGCTACGGATACTTCATACCTATCAAAGGTGTAACCTTCTGAGGCAAACCTAGCTCCTCGTATTAGAGAAGAGAAAGCATCCTCTTCTTTTTTAAGGTTGTCTGGTATAATCTGTAGGGATGTAGTCTTATCATAAGATACTGTTTTATTATAGTAGTAGAAAAACTGCTGAGTTCCTACACAGTAAAAACCTACGTTATGATAGAAGTCAAAAGAAGATAAGACTTCTAGAGGGGGAGCGGTCCATAAAGCGTTAAAACTATAGCTTAGGCATTTTGGGATATTAGATATACCATCTTTGGTGGACTTTGGAACCCCTACTAATAGGCGGATTTGAATTCCACCATTGGCAGTAATACTAAGTCCAACTCTTTTGTATTTATGATTAATCTTTCTTAACAGACTGTAAATATAGTCTCTTTCTTCTGCAGAATTAAAACCAATATCTATATCGTTAGGTTGATTACCTAAAAATCTACTTCTAAAGTACCCTCCAGCTACATATGTAGAGGACAGTAGTACCTTTTCTAGTGCGTTAAAATCTGATTCTTCCATACAAGGTTTAAGTTCAGATAATAAGAATTCGTATTGACACTCAATCTCTTCTTTAATGCGAAGAGCAAATTGGTCGGTGTTTTCATCTAGCATTTCATGTGGTATGTTTGTCATTATTCTTTAAATCCTTTTTTATATAATTCTTCGTAATTATTCCATTTTAAATAGTCGTGGTGACACATCGGACAACTAACGTATCCGCATTTATCGTTAAAGTTTAGACCACACCTTAAACAGGTGTAGTTAGCTATTAGTGAGTTTGAGCCCATGAGTTACCTATTTTATATTCTCCGTCTAAGGGACACCTAGACTTGAGTATTTCTCCAGCTTTTCGAATAGAAGTTACAACAGTTTGACCAATTAAATCAGCATCTTTTCTATACCCAATAATCTGGTATTCGTCATGAACCATAGCTGCTTGTTTAAAGTATACCCCTCTGTCCTTTAAGGAGTCACTATACAAACACATAGCCAGTTTCATAATAACAGCTTCAAATCCTTGAAGGTAAAGAGACATGGCTAGGTGTTCACTTGGGATAATAAATCTTCTTCCATCTAAGCCTTCTAGGAATCCTTTTTTGGCTACTAAAGGAATATCAACTGTCTTAAGGCGTTTAAGGGCTGGTGTTCTTTCTAGGAATTGTTCTTTAACTTTAAAACCTTTTATATAAGTAGCGACAAGTTTCTTAGTGGCTTTCTGACCCTCTCTCCTAATTCTATAAATATAAGAATCAAGTAGGGGTTTACCCCATTGCGTTAGTCTAGTCATACCCCACTCAAGTAAAGACTCTACCTCTTCATCTTTAACACCAACAATAGTTCCTATCTTGTAATCTCCTGCTCCTAAGAGCCAAGCATAAATAAAGGTCTTAGCTGTGTCTCTAGTCTCAATACCAGCGGCTTGTTGATTAACGATATGAATATCACCTTGTAATAGATTATGGGTATACGTATCGTCTTCCATGTAGTGAGCAAGAGCTCTCAGTTGAATACCACTGGCATCAGCGCCAATAACACAAGTATCAGGTGAGTCTGCTATCCAACAACTTCTAGACTCCCAACCAAATCCCCCTTTTAAACCTTTTTGAACAAGGTCAATCTTATCTCCTTTATCTTTGATAAATACTAACTCTTCGTCAACATCTTCAAAGGTTTTATAAAGAGAAGGTTCTCCATACTTAGTAATAAAAAGAGGGCGTTTAATGGATGTTTTGATAACAGATGCAATATTAGCCATGTTATCGTCATAGTGGGAACATCTGTGTGTTCCTGCGCCTAATGGATTAACTCGACCGTGTACCTTATTATCCCCTCGAACTTGAGAGAGTTCTAACCACTTAACTACTTTTTGTAGTCGGTCAGTAATAATACCATACTCAGCAAGCATTTTGACTTCTGGTATATGGGCTAGAGTTTCAATAGCATCTGTTAATGTTTCTTTGTCTGTGGCTGGTCTACCTGTAGGGGTAAACTTAGAAGGTTTCCAACCTTTATCCAATAATCTGTCTGCAACTTGCATCCCAGAACCAGGATTAAACTCTTCTAACTCGTATAGGTTCCAAAGACCATCTTCAGTAATTTCTAATTTTTTATCATTACTAGATAAATACTTATCCCTAATTCTTAGCGATGTCTTAGTGTATTCGTCTATAAATTTTAATTTCTTAGGGGTGTAGGTAGAGATAAGTTTAAAGATGGGCGGGAAGGCTTGCCTAAGTTTTCGGTCATACTCCTTAACGAGTTCAGAGGTTGTCTTTTGCAGCTCTGTGGCTTTCTCAATATCTAAATTAAAGCCATTTTCTTCTTGAATAAAAAGAAGATAAGCTGATTTATGTTCAAGTCTTATGGAGAACTCGCTAAAGTTTTCCAATTCTTTGATAAGATGCTTGTATAACTTAGCATTGACATTTGTATCTTGAATACAATAGAGGAGTTGTTCTTCTGAGTATTTAGAGAAGTCATTCCATTCCCCCTTGTGTTCACCAAGTCTCTTGCCCCAAGCACCTAAGCTGTGTCCACCAAGTAAAGTTGGGTTGTGTAGGCGGGATAAAACAAGAGTGTCCACAATCATATGGAGGGGTATTTTAAAGCCTAGGACTTTCTCAATTGTAGGTACATCATAACCTATTAAGTTATGTCCTATTACTTTCTCAGCATTATCAAATAACCATTTCTGGAAGTTCTTTATCTGATGTGGTCTCCATGTGAAGACTTCATCAGTCTCAATATCTCTAAAGACAAGACACCAAATCTTAGTTACTTCTGGGAATAAAGCATTACCCTCTATATCTAGGATGCCTATCCTCTTTTTGATATTCATGTAGAGACTCCTTTAAGAGTCGAATTTTACATCTTTTAACTTTGATTGTACAGTTAATTTTTCATCTAATTCGACCAGTCTACCAGTGTCTCTGTTAAAGTGTAACTTAGTTGCTACACCAGAATCACCAGTAACCCTATTTTCTTCTACTGTTAGAATCGTTGTATTAGCAATTACAAGGTCTTCGTTTAGTTTGTCCCTAGATAGGTCTACCAAAGCGTCGCAAAGCTGATAGGCGGCTCTAGAACCCCTTGTCTTACCCTCGTCATTAACGTGAGTGACTGCGCTAATATGAATATCTAAACTAGTGGTTAAGTCTTTCAAGTCTTTAAACAACTTATCAAGAAACTTACGTTCGTCTAAACTAACTTCATCATATGCTAACATTGATACGTGGTCTAAGAAGATATACCGACAGTTATACGCTTTAACAAAGTGCATAATCTTATTGAATACGTTTTTAGCATTACGCTCACTCTGAGGGTCAAAGATAAAGAATCTATCTGAACCTAGAATTGTATCATAAGCGTCTTTTAATTCTTCTAAAGTGTACTGACAATCGGGAAACTGAATAGGTTTGTTCATCTCAAGGGCACAAAGACCCATCCCTATTTTCTTCTTAGTCTCTTCAAGATAAATAAGACCAACAGTTTCATTTGTTGTTTTATGTATATGGTAAGTAAGTTCACGAAAACACTGTGTATTATGCGCTACTGTTCCATCTTCTAGAAGAAACTTACGATTACCGTCTAAAACAAAACCAAAGTATTCTCCGTAACCTACTGGTTCTACTGAGATGCCAGTAATGGAGGGGTCTCTCCTTCTTTCTATTTCGTCTCGGGCTCTAGCTTTCTTTCTTTCAACTTTTGTTGGTATTTCCTCAATTTTACCAGAAATGGTAATCCTAAAGTAGACGCCAGTCCTCTTTTCTCCCAAGTACGTACAAGCCTTCTCTGTTTGCTTTAAACTGGCTCTGAAGCCTAGGGAACGAGCTAAATCTAGAACACCCCTAGCTAACTCTCTATTCTTTTGAGTTATTTCAAAGCTTTGAGAATTGTTATTTGTTGTTGACAAGTATCCGTCACTATCAAGTAGGCCTGCTAAAAGGGATAGTCTATCCTCTTTAGGTGCTAATATGATATTTTTAGGTATAGCTTTTGAATTAAGAATTCCTAGTTCTCTAAGTCCTTTAGAGAATACATTCCTTGTAGCTCTAGTCTTTAACCAGTACCTAATTGGGTGTTGGTAAGTCATTTCTAATCCAACAGATTCTCCATATTCTTTAAATGCTTTTACAATTTCAGGGTCTTTATTTGTAATCTGAGGGAAGCCTGTAGAACCGTCTCCTAACCAAATACCTAAAATGTAAGGGTCAATTCCTTTAAAGTCAAAGGGTTCATTTCTTAGGATAGGTCTGGTGTACCCTTTCCACCTAATCTGATTACTCATTCCTAGGTAGTCTTTTAAAGATACTGTTATTTCATCTTTTGTATCAGTAGATTTTAGACAAAGAATATGCTCTGAGTTGACGACATAATCCATACCTTTATTTTGAGAAATCAAGTATAAATCATCTTTTCCATTTACAGTAGATTGTACCGTGCGAGGAGTGGACTCATCACCCATTAAGATGTCCCCTTTGACAATATCCTGTACCAGTTTGACTGAGCCGTCAAACATACGTATAGGTGTATCTTTACCAAAACACTTACCCACTTTTGGACTTGCTTTCCAAACAACTAACTCACCCGTACGCATACCTTGGAGTTTATCTTGTAGACCTTTCCAAGGGTATGGGATAGTGAATGATTTATCTTCTTCAACCATGTCTTTCCATAGGGAAGATGATGGGATAATTCCTTGAGGAGTGTGTTTCTCGGACATACGCCAAGCTGTCATAAAGTCTGTTGCTCTACCAGCTTTTAAGTATTCGTTAGCATCCTTTAAATCCATCTTAACGATTTTAACTTTGTTAGGGAATAGGTCAGCAACTTCTTTAGCTGCTTTTTGACCAGGCTCATCGTTATCAAAACAAAGAACAATAGTTTCAAAGCTATTTAGGTACTCCCATGAATGTTGACAATCACGCTTCGCTGAGGAGGCCCCAGACTTAATCGAAACAACGGCTGGCTCAATGTTACCAGTAGAACGTGTTTTTAACATCTCGTATGTTGCTAAAGCATCTTCTTCACCCTCTGTAATAGTAATATACTTACCACCAGCAGGGAATATTGATTGACCAAATAAATTAGCCTCATTGAAGTGCCCGATGCAACGCATCTCTTTGTTTGGTTTCTTTACCTTTTGTGCTACTAATTCCCCTGTCTCCGTCATATACGGGAAGGCTCTAGCGAATATCTCGTACTCACCAGTAGTTTCATTAGGCTTATAAATACTCTCTACTTTATACTTATTAGCTGCGTCATAAGAGATGCGCCTATCTTCTAATTTTTCAATTGTGCCTTTAACAAAGTTAGAAGCTTTTTGTTCTGAACCTTGATTACTTTTTTCTTTATTTAACAAATCTAATGTATCCATACTAAAATATTCCTCTAATTTTCTTTTCTTATACTCTTTTTCTCCGCACTTAAAACAGTATAAGTGTGGTATTGGTGTTGTGTAATAAGCGGCTGATGTTTTTCCATCACAGCTCCAACACGGTAAATCTGTGTTATTTATTTCTAAGTTCATTATAAGTCTATCCTGCCTACTAAGGGGTGTTTCTTTTTCTTACCTAGCTTTTTTAGTACTTCTTGACAACAAGGCCTATTAATTTCAAAACCTACCATATCAACTACAGTAGGTTCTAAGCCTAATTTGGTACAGAGGTTTTTGTACTCTCTTTCTCTTGCATCGTATACGGAATCATCTACCATTGAGTCTGCCCATGACTTATGACATAGGTCGGTAAAGTAGTAAATACACTTTTGCTCTAATAGCCACCAAGATAGCTTGATGTGTCTTTTTATTTTTTCGTCCATAAACTTAACTGATGATAGAAGGTCTATTAATTATTTGTGGTCAAAAGTTACTTCAGCTACCATTAAGAGCCTTTCGCTTTTAGTCATATCATGTACTGCTTCAATCATTGCGATTGTGTTGTACGTTTTCCAATGGTGGATTTGGGGTTGGTGTTGGTTATAGAAAGACTCTTTGGCTTCGTAAGCTCTACTAGCTGTCTCAAATAAATCAGTGAGTCTTCTTAAGTACCTACGCTCTCTTTCCTCCATTTCGTCTTTATTACGGATTGGGGGAAGTAGTTTCACTTTCATCTGGATTGGAGTCGTCATAATACCTTACTATATTCTTAAAGCCTTCTTTGTCTTTAAAAACCCTTCTTGAGTACCAAGAACCTCCATCAACAGATACGTTGCCACAAGAGCAGGATTTAAAGTCATGTCTATTGTTAGAACGTATGTAGTCCCCACATTTAAGACATTCTGCTGCATTCTCAAGGATATCCCCTGTATTGTACTTAGCTCTTGTCTTTTTATCTTGTTGTCCGTATTCCCAGTAATGTTTCGTCATGATGTATTATACTCCTTTGATTTAAAGTTGTCCAAGTGAATCTATAATAATAGAGCCAGAGCAGTATAATCCAACTAAGCCAATAAAAATAAAAAAGATACCAGCGTGTATCTCAGACTCTTTTAGACACTCTATACCTGCTAATAATAATATAGTAAATAGAAAACCTGTAATAATTGCAAATCCCATTTTTTATCCTTTCAACTTCTAGTTATATTAAAGAAAGAGCTTGTTGTATAGCTTTTTCAAAAATCTCTTGTTCTTTTTTATTACCTTGTATCTTTGAATTAATTCTACCTAACTCTAGGGCAGAAAGAATATCAGTTAAAAGCCCGAGAGCTTCTTTATTAAGGAGAGCAGTTTTTAATCTTTTATTTTCAAGGGTTAAAGCAGCATTCCTTAAAACGTAGTTTAAGTCTTCATCAGTTTCTTTTTTAGAATCTTTGCGTTTTTCATCTACATCGTAGCAACTATCGTAGTGTCCCATTTTTATCCTTTATTAAATTCAAGATGAGGAGGTTTGTACCTTCGGTAGATTATATTACCAATGATTTTAATATCTGCCATCATCCACCTTTATTTTTAATAAGCTTTAATACTCAACTACAGCAAACTTAGACGTTGGTGAAGCTTCTTGTACTTCTACTAACTTTTGGTAGGCTTGTCTTTTAATATCAAAACAGGCAATAACTTTACTTGGTTCCGTTTGTTGAACACAATACTGTATATTATCTGCTTTGTTTTTATGGGTGTCTGGTTTATCTGGGGCAAGGATAGCGGCGGCTCCTAAAGCTGTACCTGCCCACAGGGCGTGTTTCCAAATACTTGCAGCATTAGCTTGTAATGGGGTAGTGATTAAAAGTATTGTTAATAATATTGTTACTAGTTTTTTCATTTTTGTTTCTCCTAAGTTATTTTATTGTTATTCAATATTAGATTTAGTGTACTCCCAAGGTTGGTATGTACTTTTGAGTAAAGTGTCCATCTTAGTTTCCCAATCTGGTAGGTTGATATAGGAGTCGATGAGAGATTCAATTACATTCATGTGAGGGGATAATATAGCGCCATGAGCAATACATCCATCCTCTGCGCTTTTGCACTTCTTTAAAGCCTCCCTCGCGGCGATTAGTTGGTCTTTTGTTGGTGTCATTTTTTCCTCTTTGCAATTTGTTTAATGTCTTTTGTATCCATCTCACACCCCGCCTTTCTGCCGTTCGAGTTGCAGGCGGGCGGCTTCCATAAGTGTATCACCAACGGTCTTTCCATACTTTTCTTGAAAAGCTGTTAAGGATTTGCAGTCCATTGCATCTTCCAACCCAACAACCTCCACAACAGGCGCGGACGATGCGGTGGAGGTTGCTTCACGAGCTTTGCTTATTAAGCTGGAAAGTCCATTGGATTGCCATGAATCTACACCATCTGACATATCAGTAATAAAATTTGTATCATCAAAATCCACGATTGCCTTCAAAGCATCTAGCATCATTTTGTTGGCGGGTTGCGCCTGATTAGGCTGTGTGAGGGCGGTGCGATAATTAATAAGTTCTTTTCGCATCTTATTTATGACGATACACATATTCTCAAGATGATCGCATCCTTCATTAGGGTAATCTGAATAATCAATTATTTTTGTTCTGAGAAATTTAGTGTCTTCTTGACAATATGTATTTATCAAGTCGTCCAACGCATACAAAGCCTGTTTACGCAGCGAGCTGCTTTCACTCATTTCATTCGTGTTGGTCATGGTTTTTCTCCTTTAAGTGTTCGAATTTTCTTCGTTATATTTCAGTAAATCCAAGAAATTTTCGGACGTTATTAATTCGCTTGGCTCGCCACACCCATACAAATAGTTAATTTATTAATTCAGATTGTTCAAAAAACTCTTCTGGTAAGTCCTTCATTTTAATTTCTTCGACTGCTGGGTCTTTAATAAGACTTTCGTAAAGAGCTACCATGTGGCCTTGAACTCTTTCAGAGTCATTAAAACATTCGTATACGCTTCCAGAGTGTCCATAAACTAAGTACGCTTCTGGTTTTTCTACTACTTTAGTAATACCTGAATTCAGTCTCCAATTCCCCATGACACTTGCAAGTACCTTATAAAAGATACCATGTTTTTCTGAGTTAACTTTTAGAATAATCCAAGATTCTGGTTGATATACACTCATCCCACTCTCCTACGCGTCTAAGTATTGTTGAACATCTACGGGTACAAAATCAGTTTGTTCTACGGATACATTTATATACCGTGGGTCGTCTATATTATTGGCGTGTAAGTGTCCGTGGATGTTCAACTTAAACCTTCCAAAACAATTTGGATGTAAAGGAATGTGTGATAGTATTACCCTACCATTATCTTTACAATTTAGAACACGATACCCTCTAACATTTTCAAAATGAGGTAGGTATTCTTTTGTATTGAAGATATCATGATTACCAGCAATTAATGTTTTTCTTCCATTAAGCTTATCAGCCACTTTAATGAACTGTTTCTTCATAGCAAAGTCACCTAGATGATACACCTTATCCTCTGGTTTTACAACAGAATTCCACTTTGTAATCATGTGGTCTTCCATCTCTTGATAACAAGAAAAGGGTCTTAGCGGATTACCTAAATTATTCTTAAAAGTAAGAATATTAGTATGTCCAAAGTGATGGTCGCTGGTAACAAATGTTTTCATTTTTATTCAATCTTAACCCTTATCTCTTCTTCAACTTCAATATCCTCTGGACTTGAACCCTTAAGGACTACAGCAGACAGATACCCTTTATCAATAGTGCAAAGGTTGATTCGATTCTTACGGACATCCACCTCTCCATTCTGAGTGGGGATACCTCCATGTACAAGGAACTTATTCTCAATACAAGAATCATACTTACGCATACTTTCATTTGTAGAGAAGAGGCAGGCTCCTTCTGTTAGGTCGTCTACCTTAGTCTTTCTGAAATCTAATCCAGAATTAGTAAAAAGGATATTCTTGTAAGTCATCTTGTACGGTAGCTCTTCCATCTTGTGCATGTGTTCCATCAATTTAGGAATATCAACACGGTCATTAACTGTAGATAATGGGTAAGAGTTAACCTTACGTTGGGTAACATATGATTTCTTAATTGGTACAAAGTCAGGTGACTTACCTACAAAACCACTACTGACAAGGAACTCTGTTTTCCCTTTAAGGAGGTGGACTGATTCTTTGTCTGCTGCTTGGTACTGTAATAAAAGATTAAAACATTCTTTTGATTTCTTACCCCAACCAATGTAGTTACCGAGGAAAACAACAACATCATTCTGTGCTCTCTCGTACTCTTCAATCTTAGTAAGAAGGGCTTGTAAAGCGTAGTAGTTTCCTTTAACGTCTCCAATACAAAAAATACGAGACCCGCTAGGGTCTATTAGTCTTTTCTCTTTAGGACGAAGGATTAAATCATTCATTGTCGCCGTATTCATCATCTTCTCCAAACATTTCTTCGATAAAATCTTCAATGTCTTCTTCATTATCTACATCATCAAGGTCTTCTATTTGGTATATTGTATACTCAATAACATCATCAATAGAATCCTTAACTAAACCCTTAGTCTCTGTATTCATAAGGGGATTCTCAAGAAACTCTTTCTTTAGCTTCTTAAGGCTTTCTTCAAATACTTTTAAACCTTCAGTTGTGTTCTTCATAGTTTAACCTTTTCTTTTAAAAACTTTACCATACCCTCGAATGAAAGGATGTGTAACTCTTTCTCAACTTCAGATGCTTTGTCTGTTACTGAAACAATAAAGGTAGGTATTGTACGAATACCAAAAGCATTCATATAAGCCTTACCATCTTCTGTTTCAACATCAATGGTTGATAGAGTTATATCCTCTTTACCTTCTATGTAATTAGGTAGAACCTCTTTAGCTTTAGTACAGGAGATGCACCACTCGGCTGAGAGTGCTTTGATATCTATTTTCATTTCTTTATTATTTACCTTATGTCTATACTAACTCGTATACCCTTCGCTTCTCTGTCACTTAAGAAGGGGCGTATAGCTTCAAAACCTTTATGGACTGAGCGTTTATACTCAAAGGTCTGCTTGTCTTTCCATCTCTTTAGTAGTTCTGGTGAAGAACAGTAGTCAAGAACAGCATTTCTAAAGGTAAGACTTAATCTTACTTGTTCTTGTTTACATCTACTTAAACCAATTAAAGTGGTATCTATTCGCATGATACCTCCATTATACCATAACTAGTAAAAGAGTTGAACTTTTAATTTTTAACTTTAGACCTTACGAGATGTCTAAATTCTTCTACATCTTCAATAGGAATACTGGAAATAACGTCTTTCATAACGTGTTTACCCCAGTATAATTTGAGGCCTGTTACTTTGTTCTCAAAGTTGGGTAACTTTTGGAACTCTATTTCTGGGCCAGAATAATACGGGCGGACTACATACACATCGTTAAAGAGGTAAGCTTTAGGTTCGTACTTATCAAAGTAAACTTCGTGAAACGCAGGGCTTGTTTCTTCAATCACAGCCTCCGCATTGCATCCTAGTTCAAATAAGAAGTCAGCAAACCAAGTCGCTGCTTCAGGTAAGATTGTTGTTTTGATTGTCATGATGGTTACTTATCTCCTTTTCTAACTATTTTCCAAAGGTGTGATAGTTTATAGAACAAAGAATTGTAAGTCTTTGAATCATTTGTATCTAGGGCTCTCTGGTATCTTTGTTCCAGTCGCATCGCATCTCTGTAGGCTTTTTCAGCGAATTGGATTCGTGTTGCAGGATTAATAGGATTGTTTAAGTGCTTTTGTTTTTTATCCATGATGTTCTAAAACTCATATTGGTTGTTATTGTTTACATTTGGTTCGTTAACTGCTCTTGTTGGTCGCATAAAGAAGTATACCCAAGCCTTAACTGTACTCCCTGAATCAGAAGTAATACCAATCTCTTCTCGGTTATACAGCCGACCATTGGATTCTAACCAATCAAGGTCTTGTAACCCCTTAGCGTCAACCTTATAAATCTCTCCCTTAACAGGTAAGGAAGGAATATTAGGCTGTTCTTTTAACAATGCGGGGTACGCTCCAAAGTCAACAAGGGGGTATGAGGAGGATGTCACTCCGTCCTCAACAAACTCTTGGTTAACAAGTAGTCGATGATTGTGCTTACCTTTCTTAAGGGAGCCATACACAAAGATGGTTACTTTAGGTTCTACTTCTGGTAATTCTGTATTAAATACTGTATTCATCTTATTCCACTCTCGCGTAAAATTCTTCTTCATAATCAAAGGTTTGCTCAAAGTACCCAATTAAGTCTTGCATCATAAGAAACATTATTAATGGGTTATTCAAAAAGAATTCAAACCTCTCCTGTGCTGACTTGTCGGTATAATCAGCTATAGTAATATCGTCATCCCCAGGCATTTCGCTTGTTGAATAGGATGCATTAGGACTCACCCCAAAGTAACCCCATACTAATTTAGGGTCAAGGAAGTGTGTCTTACCGTCTACGGTACAAGTGACCGTATCTGGTTCATCATTCGTAGAAGTTACGCCACTGCTCTTCCCAATTTGGCCATTCGTTTGTTCCTTCTTTGAATCCTGAGCTCTGAGAAACTCCTGAGTGACTGTTGTCTTTTTCTTCTGACTGCTCGGTTGACTTTTTTTTTGAGTATTATCTTTTATAGCAACAAAGTAGTATTCACCATTCTTAAAGATAGAATCCCCTGTTGTTGTGGAGAAGTAGTAAGGGTACTTCGTAATGTCTTTGACAACGCCATCATCAATCTGTGCTGTTACCTTTACTTGGTGCGAAAACAAGCCAGTGACTTCACCCTCACAAGAGAAGTCTAGATTCGAGTTCGAATAAACTCTGACTTTTCTTCCAAGCGTAAGCTTCTCTCCAAAGAAATCAAGTTCGGTAAGCTCAGAAGTGCTGTAATAGGCAGTGTGAGAAGTCGAACACATGTTTCTACTATGGGAAACTGTTGTGTCATTACGAAACGAGTAGTCGTTGGAAACCCAACACTCTCCCCTCTTTGTTCCAGCTTGGGGATTGATAACAACCTTCTTACCTTTATCGTAAATAAAACATAGTTTAGACGTTCCAATGAAGTGTTTAATCAATTCTTGGAAGGCTGGTGTTTCGATAAGGAGGGGGTCTCTCTTAAGAATAGGTTTAAGGAAGATGCGGTTGAAAGCCATAGTATCACTCTCATCACCTTCTTCTTTAACATTCATAATAGTACCATTATGGGCAAACCACATATCAAACGGGTCTCCATCATCTTTACTCAAGACTTGGAATGGATGGCACTGTGCTTTCAATGAGGGCCCACGAGTTCTAATTCGGAAGTGATAAATTACTTCTTTATCTTTTAACTGTTCCCATACTTCAAGCATTTTCTCAGGGGTGTAAGTAATATCTTTCTCTGCGATAATACGGTCTGTTGTTTCATCGTAGTAAGCATAACCAAAACCATGAGCGTTTGTTCTCATGGCATTTCGCATATCCACCTCTGGTAAAAATCCTTTAGGTGGTTGACTAATAATAACGCACATTTTATAGTGTTCCTTTCAAAAATTATGCTTTTAATTTGTATTCAAAGTGAATCTTATTTGTAATAGGATTAACTCTTTGTTCTGATGTGATATAGTTTTTAGAGCCTAGACATCTCATTAAGTTAGGGTATGAACCTTTATTCTCTTTCTCTAATAAGAAAGCAAGGAAGGTTTCAACATTCAACTTCTGAATTGACACACCACTATTAGCAAAAACAGTGAGGGCATGGCAGAGTTCTAGTTTTCTAAAGATGTTAACCATAGAGACGGAAGACTTAAACAATCGAACTTCAATTGTTTGGTTCTTACCGACGTTAACAGTACCCCGTGTGAAATTCTTAGTGCTTCTTGATTTCCAAGAATCACCAGAGCGGCGTAAAGATGTTCCACTAAAGTTCTTAATGACATCTGATGCAACAGAAGCAGAAGTATCTACTGCCCTATTTGAATTCCTTTGGGGGAGTTTCCAAGCTAAGCAATAGTTATTCTCTTCTCGTCCTGCTAAGTCTCGTATGAAAGGTAGATTCTCTTTCTTGTTAATAAAAGCAATGAACTTACCAAAGGATAGTTTAGTAAATGAATTTTTACTAATATGAACATGGATACCACATCGAGGGGTAGCTTTGATTCGTTTGTAAAGACCATTAGTGTAAAGACCATCTTCAATTGATTTCTTTAGGTACTTAAGGGAGGCTGGGACTGATACTAATTCAAAGCCATAGTCCCCGATAGAACCGTCGTGTTTCATAATAAAGTCTTTACCTAGGGGAGAAGCTGCGATGTCTTTAATGACAGAAGTAACCTCCTCATTGGATTCTTTAACTGTGTTGACTTCAATCTCGATACCTAAGAAGATAGGTTTAAGTTTAGACGACTTGTAATAGACCTTCTCTTCCTCTGTGAGTTTGAAACATTCTTTAATAGAGGTGATATCTGTAGTGTACCCACATTTACGACCTACTGCGTTATCATTATCTGTGCGAGGTACAGTAATGTTTTGAATAATACAGACCACATAACCGAGGGATTCGAACATAGCTTCTGCTAGTCTAGGTGTAGGCATGTGTACTATTTGGTTATCTCGTGCTCCAAGAAGACCAAATACAAAAGTACCAAAGTTTTCAAAAGAATCTGATTTGAAAAGGTGGGTGCTTGTGGTTCTACGAGAAGCAAAGACTACAGGGCAGTTAATCCTAGTAGGTTCTGTAACTCTAATTCCTTCGGTTGTCTTAAAGTTAACCCCATTTATTTGAACGATACGAGCATCTAGTTCTTTGGTTCTAACATGCACTTGACTTGGTGTATCATGAACAAGACGTTGAATAACCTTATTTGTAGACTTTTTGTATAGGGAGGTGTTAGCGGGGATGTTGTAAAAGAGCGCGAAGGCAAGGTCTTCTTGATTGTTTACCGTATCATCTCTAATTTGACGGACAGCCTGAAGACCCGTCAAATCATCAGTACCTAAAAGGTACTCACCGAATCGTTGTAAAGAATAAGTTGCAACTAAATCCTTCTCTTCAACAAAGGTGGGTATTTGAGTTTGATGCTGTTCTTGAACACAGAACTTGGGTGGCTTTTCTGATACTAGAGTACCCTGATTGATTAAGTACACTGTTGTCTTACGAATACAATTGAAGATATACTCTTGGTCATAGAACTGACCATCATTCATAAGGTACGTTGAGGCCTTCTTCACGATATTACCAGATATAGCCTCCATAACTCCCAACGAGCCATCCTCCATAATCTTATCATGGTAAAGA